GTTGGTTGCATAGTGTTGATGATTTCAAGAGCTTCATCCATGTTTTCCGGCATTTCTGTGCGGTCGGTAAACGACAGGGCGGAGACATTATAGAAAAAGTATGCATTCCCGTTGCAGCGAAATGCATATTTATCGCCAATTAGCGCGCGAATAGTTACGACGGACTGGTTTACGGTGCTGCCAGTTCCGAACGTGTTGACGTCATACTGAACATTGTCGTCTGAGTCGGAAAGTCCGTGATAAATTCCTGATGGATTTATGCGAATGCTGTTAAGATTGCCGGTCTCTTTGGATAGAGATGTTGCATTAATCCACTCATAGTCAGAATCTTCTAGCCCAGATATTACTAAATTATTATCCCAATATTTATCCTCATATGACGCCGTTAGGTTTGAAGATGTAAAACTGAACAACCCCATCCTGCCTGTGCCATTATGTGCCACATAAAACGGAGCACTTGCCGGCTTTGTGCTGCCAGCCCAAAAGGCTTTTTTTTCGGTATCCGTGCTGATGCCGATAGCCGTTGACCCGCTGCCGGCAGTCAGGTCGGTAGTCGTTGCCGTAAAGCCGGCAATTTTTGAGCCGCTGCCGCTGGTGATAGTGCCGGAAATGGTAGCGCTGGTGGCATAGATTGCGCCGTTCTGCAACACCCGGAAAGGCGCTGATGCCCGGTTCGCAAAAGTTGAACCGGCAAAAAACCTCACCGCTGTATCTCCGGCGGTGTTGCCGGTGATGCCGGCCGCGACAGTGCCGCCCTGGACGACCTGCAGGGTGCCGGTAGTGACAAGGCCACCGTCTATCGTGGTCTGGGTGTGGTCTGCGTCGCTTGGCGCGTGAACCGTTGCCGCGTGTTCCGCGCCGATTCCGGCTGCTGCCTGTGCCGCGTCTGCGAGCGCTTTGGCTCTGGCGGCGATTGAGTTCAACAGGGTGGTTCTGGCATCGTAATAGGCTTTCCACGTGCTGCGAAAAGTTGCGCCGACGATCGTGGTTGTCGTGCCGATGTTTGCGTCAGTAAGCCAGCTCGGAGTCCCGGAAGACCACACAGCACCGTCGTTCAGATAGGTAGCCAGTGCCTGAAATGCCACATTATAGGCATTGTTGGCGTCGATAACGCTGAGCAATGCGGGTGCGGAAATCGGCAGGTCGTAAATAACGTCAAGTTCTGTGTCGTAATAGCCGCTTTCTTCAGCAACGAAATCGGAGTAAGTCTGAACGGCAAAACCTGGCACCGCGTTCGTTTCGTCGATGAGGTCATTCAGCTTATTCCAGCAAGTTGTCCAGTAGGCGTTTTTGGCCGATTCTCCGTAACCGGCTTCCGTGATTCCGGCAGAAAAACCGACAAACTCAAAGGCCTGAGCGTTGTTCAGCGTCTTTTCGGCCGCGATTATTTCCCATTCTTTCCGCGCCGCCTGCTTTTCGACCGGCGTGAATTTGTTGTCTGCTGCGATATTTGCAAGGAGTCCATTTGCGGCATCAGCCGATGTTTGAGCGTTTGACGCAGCGGTCGCGGCATTGTTCGCGGTGGTCTGAGCCGCGGCAGCTACAGCGCCTGCGTTGGTTGCCGTTGTCTGAGCGGTGTCAGCCAGCGTTTTTGCCTTGGCTGCAATGGCATTGAGCAGGTCGGTTCTTGCGTCGTAATATGCCTTGAACGTGCTTCTAAACGTGGTTCCAGTAATGTTATCGGTTGTCGTTAAGCTAGCAAGCAGCGGGGTAATGTAGCCGCTTAAAGCAGTATAAGCAGCACCGTAGGCCACTTTGCTGACTGCGAAGGCATCGGCTTGGGCATCGTTCTTTGTTTTTTCGGAAACGATAATATCCCATTCTTTTTTGGTGGCTTGTTTTTCGTCTGGCGTGAACTTATCATCCGCCGCAATATCAGCAAGGAGTCCATTGGCTGTAGCAGCACTGGAAACCGCCGCATTAGCAGTAGATTGCGCCGTGGCAGCATTAGAAACGGCGGTATTGGCTGTTCCTTGAGCAGCATCGGCTAAGTCTTTGGCTTTTGCAGCAATGGCGTTAAGTAAGATAGTTCTTGTGTCGTAATATGCCTTCCATGTGCTGCGAAAGGTTGCGCCTACAATGTCGGTTGTGGTGCTTAAATTGGCATCAGCAAGCCAGATAGGAATACCGCTAGACCAAACAGAACCTGCATTAAGATAATTGGCAAGTGCTTGAAATGCGTTGTTGTAGTTGGTATTTTCGGTGGTAATGCCGAAAGCGACCGCCTGAGCGTTATTCTCGCCCTTTTCGGCGGCAATGACATCCCATTCCTGCCTTGCGCTTTGCTTTTCGACGGCGGTCAGCTTGTTATCTGCTGAAATATCTGCTAACAGAGAATTGGCCGTTGCTGCCGATGTAACGGCACCGTCAGCGGTAGATTGTGCAGTTGCGGCGTTGGCAAGGGCGTTAGCTGCGTTATCTCTGACGGTTGCCGCTGCCGTGCCAGCGACCTTGGTGGTATCTGCGGAAGTATGCGTGCTAGTCACGTCTGCGCCGGCTTCGATACCGGTCAACTTGCTGCCTTCGGTCGAGTTTATGCCCGAAAGGCTGGTGGGTTTGTCGGTCAAATTCGCGTAACCGGAGCCGCCGAGAATCGTCATGCTGCCGGCGATGGTCAGAACGCCAGTGCCGGCATTCCACGACAGGCCATGAGTGCCGCTTCCGACAAGGGCAAAATTGCCCTGGTTGTCCATGTAGGTTTTCCAGTCTGAGCCGTTGTGAAAACCCATATAGTTTGAACCCAAGAATAGGCCCGCGCCGGCCGGAGTTATGGCAGTGCCGGGAATTACGGCGGTAACAAGGCGATTGCTACTGTCAAGACCGGAATAGGCTCGACCTGCGCCTGTTTTTTCGTTTTGTGTCGTCTTTTTATGGGTTGCGCCGTCTGATATGTCGTCAAGATCATCGGCGGCTGCGACCGCTCCGGCGTCTGTAACGTAACTCAGGTCGATGTCGTCTTTTCCCGCCAGCGCGCCAGCGTCAGAGAGATTCGACAGGCCGGAGCCGCCGGAAATCTGTATCTGACCATTCAGGCGCAAGCTGCCGGTGATTGTGTCGTAAACAAGATATTCCCCGGCCGGGTTGCCGATTGCGATACCGTAGACATCATGATTGATTGTGCCCCAGCCGTTTAGATTGCCTATCCTGACGCGGCAATCAGTTCCATCCCACGGTTCACCGTCGTGGGTATATACGTCGATCAGCGGTGCCTGACCGTCGAGCAATACGCCGCCGGCACCTGCCCCGCCATAAGAAACGACAGTTTGACCGGCGGTCAGGTCGAAGAGGCTGCCATACTGGCCGACGGTTTTGATGTATTCGCCGCCGTCGTCTTCGCCGATCTCGCTGATTGTCGCCCAGTAATCGTTACTGATGCCGTCCTTGATGCGGATAACTTCGCCAATTATGAAACCGTCTGTGGTGTCGAGATAAATCTGCGTATCTTCGGAACTGATTCCGGGTGTGAACTCTGGCGGGTCATCAGCAATGTCGGCGGCAGACTCAAAATATCCCGTTTCTGCCGTGACAAACTGTGCGTATGTCTGCGCGGCAAACGATGGCGTCTCGTTCGTTTCGTCGAGAATGTCGTTCAGCCGAGACCAGCAGAGTGTCCAATAAGCGTTTTTAGCCGATTCGTCATAGACGGCTTCGGCGATACCTGCGCCGTAAACGGCATAACCCAGGGCTGTTGCCACTTCTCGATAGCACGCAGCCTCAAAGGCTTCATATTCGTCGTAATCGGCGAACGACACAGGAATAAGATCGGAACTTGTATCAAGAATGTCGTCGAGGATGTCCAGGCAGTCGTTAAAATATGCCTGGGCCTCTCCCGCCAGAAAAACGGAGTAATCATAGTCTTTGACGACTGCGGCAGGTCTGATCAGCGTTCTGCCGCCGACGACGCTGATTTCGTCTTTTTCAAAAACAGCGGTTTTGACTGCCCCGCGAGCGCGAATGTTGTTAAATTCCGCTTCGCCGGTCTTGGTGACGCGCCATCCGCGATTATTGCTGACGAAATCGACCGATCTTAATCCCCCGTCGGCGATTACGCATTCACCAATAAACCCAGCCATTGCCGTGATAGTGCCCTTGAAATCGGGCGAGCCCGAGACCGGAATAGATACTTTTTTGATTCCGGCCTGCCACATTTCGATACCGGCAGCCGTGAATCTTACGCCATCGACATCGACCCCAACGTCGAGCGCTGTGGTAAAATGTTTGCCGACAATCTCATTCGCAGTGATGTCACCAGATAGGATTTGGCTTACGTGCGTAGGCAAAGAAGATGCCGAAAATCCGCTTTTATTTCCCCACGTATCGACCGATTTGGCCCAATAATACATTTCCGATAAATAAGACGGGGCCTGATCTATAAAAAACGCTGCACCACTTACGGCAGCCACATATCCGGCAAGGCCTGCCGTATTAGCGTTGTTTTCTGTGTTTTTCCAGATTTCAAATCCGGCAAGGTCGCTGGGCGGGTCGGTAAGCTCGACGTCGACTTTTATGACCTTCAAATACCCCGAAGCCGAAACAGTCGGCGCATCTGGCGCGGTCGTGTCGCCCGCGGTCGTAACCGGCTCAAGAACCGGGTCGGCTGCGGCGTAACGGTTTTTCGCGGTAAAACGCAGTGTATAAAGCGTGCCGGGCAAAACCGGGCCATACTGAACCGCCGCGACTCTTGAATCTTGAACGGTTGCCCATGATGCAGGGTTCGAACCTTCGCCGATCTCGACAAGAACAGAACTGGCAAGGGCCGGAATCGTAAAAGCGCCGGTAATATAAACCAGATTCGTGCCGTCGGCTTGGCCTTTTACGGTCGAGGAAAGTGAAACGGCAGAAACAGAAGAAAGCGTCGGGCTGCCGAGAGTGACTTCCTCTTCGGTTGCGGTGCCGTAGTTGCCAGAGCCGTCGACGGGGCGAACTGTGACGGTATGGGTTCCGGGCGGCACGTCGATGTCGATGTCGGTAACGTCAGTCGGAAACCAGCCTTGCGGCTTGCCGTCTACATAAACAACAGAGCCGATATAATCGCGGTCGGTCGGAATTGTCCACGCAATGCCCAGCTTGCCGGTGTCGGAGTCGGCTTTAACGGTCAGGCTGTTAATGCCCGCATTCGCGGCGGTGTAATCAATGACCGGAAAATCAGTGGCTTCAGTGTAAACTTCGGCGACGTATTCGAGCAGTTCGAGCGTCGCCTGCAGTTCACCATTTCTGCGAATTCCGGTGATTTGAAAAGGCTTAGTTTCGAGCGTATTGACGCCGAAACTATAAATGCAAAAGCGCTCTGGCGCGGTTGCCCATGGGTTCGAGGTAAAGGCCAGGGTCGTTGTTGTCGTTGAAACCGCGACCGCATCTACTACGCGCCTGACAAGCGTATTGTCAGGAAATCTGACAAGCAGACTGTAGGTTGTGCCGGGCGCAAGCGTAACGGCCTGATCAATAACCACGCTGGTCGTTGTCGCGCCCATTACGCGGCCACCAGTGCCCCAGCTGGTAATATCAGACTGAACGCCCACCACGTCGCCGATTTCAGACACAATGCTGTCGATGTCGGCCTGCAGGCTTTGGGTGCGCTTCAGATATTTGTTTTTCTTCAGCGCGTGTTTTGCCCACATGTAGGCGATTTTTGGGCTGGTAATGGCCGGTAAATAAACCTGCGTTGGGTTGTCGAGATTGGCCGGGCTGTAGTCGTCGCTGGTCACAAAAAGCGTGTCGCGCTCATACCCGTTATCTTCGTTAATAAAGCTGACTTCTATAGCGCTGGCCCGTTCACGTTCTGGCAAAAAGCTGCCGGACAGACTGCCGTCGATGATATTACCAGAAGTGAAAATCTGCGACATTGCGCGGGTTGAATCCCAAACAGGCTTAAATACGCCAGCCTGCTGAATGATAAAGGCGCGGCCGCTGGTGGCTATCTTCTGAATAGCCGGCCACATTTGTTCTGCAGAATCGACCAATAAATTACCGTGACAGCGCCGGACACCCGCCGATACTTCATAATTGCAAAAGTTTGCCCATGCAGCAAACTCGGTATAATTCAGGTTTTCTTTGGGCTCGCCGAAAACGGTGTATTCGTCGAGATCAGTCTGCAGGTTTCTGATGCTGCGGCACTGGTGAATCAGGTAGTAAACCATCCACGCGATGTTTTGCGCGTCCTGCTGCTCGTATGCTTCAGTTGTTGGATTCCAGACATTCACGGTGGCGCGGGTCTGTTTCCAAGATACCTTCGGCATGCTGCCAGAAAGGTTTTCTGTAGCCGGTAAGCTGATCGCAACCAAAGCAACGCCCGGGTATGTTTGTGCGTAATTGGTATTAACGGTCAGGCCAACCCAGCTGATCGCGACAGAGTAGTTGCCCGGCATTTCCGTGGCCGTAGTCCAGCCGCCGCCGTAGGTTGTGGCAAAGTCTTTTAAAGAATAGTTCTGCGCTCTGAATTCATAGGTTTTGTTTTTATCGGGCGGCGTGAAATCAATCGTGAAATAAAATGGGCGACGGGCCTGTTGGGCATAAGTGTTTGTGCCGCCAGTAATCCACGAGCCAGACCCGACTTCTCGGTATTCCCAACGAATAGTTCCGCGACATGCAACAGTTGCGCCGCTGCTTGTATCGACAGCGTAAAGACCAGCCGGGAAAACGAAATCGAGGGTGATTTTGTCGCCCGGCTCGGTTTGCGCTTTCGTAATCCACGCGCTGTCAGAAAGCGGCAGCTCCGAAGAAAAAGGCTGAAACTCGACAGTAGAGCCAAGGCCTGCGATATTTACCGGGTTTTGATGATTTGTTCCCAGCCGCACCTCATAAGTCGCACCCTGGATGCTTTCGATCGGCGTATCGTTAATTTCAATGTCGGTGATTGAGTCTAGCGGGCCCTCCCCGGCTGCAAGCAGCAGCCCGAGGTATTGCGTTTGCTTCCCTGCGAATTCTGCCGACCAGACGCGGCGGGCAATAAGCTGGCCCGAAGTCCTGATCGTGCCAAACGTGATCGGCATCGGGTTGCCGGGCTGTAATCTGATCTGATTCGGCGACCAGTTATACCCGTTTTCAAAAGCACCCTGCAGGCGCGGCGCGTCGATGCTTGGAGCCTTCTGATTGCCCATAAGCAGAGAGCCGCCGAAATACAAGGCGAGGCCAAGGCCGAGCGTTCCCTGAGTCGTGCCGAGGAAGCCCAGAAGGCCAGCACCAGCGCCGCCAGAAAAAGCCATAAGTGCAATGCCGGCAACGATGCCAGCGATGTTCTTGCCGCCACCACCGCCACCGCCCAGCACATTCGGCGCGATGACAACAAAATCTCCATCTTTCAGGGCGTGATCGGCGGCGACCTTTTGGCCGTTGACCGAGAGAATCATTTCGCCGCTGATCTTTGCACTCAGCAGGGCAGCGGCATCGATGACCGTTTGCGCTTCGGTGGCTTCAAACTGCCTGATAACGCGGTTTTGTGGCTTGAATGGATTCTCAAGGTAGACGGCAGTAATCATGATCTATATTTCTCCGGTGGCAGGAAGTAGCCCTGAATCAAAGCCTGAAAAACAGGCGAGTTGACCCGCTCAATGACAGAGCCGGTTTTTTCCCGCGTATGCAGCATCATGCCGTCACCTATGTATGTTGCTACGTGGTTTATATGGCCGTGGCAGCCGAAGCGCATGACGACCACGCAGCCGGGTTCTGGTATTGCCAGTTCTTGCCATGCGCTGCGCTGGTTGTCGATTTCGTCGTGAATCTTGGCCGCATCGAAGGCGGCGATAGAGTAATCCGGGAGGCGGTAGCCGAAGTGAAGCATGACCGCCATAGTCAGCCCCCAGCAGTCGAAAGTGTCGGGGCCGCGTGCGCCATCTTTGAACGGCTTGCCGATGAAGTTGTTTAAAGTTGCGGCATCCATGGGAACCCCCCGAATCTGGCAGCGTTGCCGCGTTCTGTGCAGTTGGCCGATGTTCTGTTGCAGGTCGGGTATGTGATCAGCACGGCAGCCGGAAGGCCGCATTCAATGCCGCCATAAGTGAAGGGGCAGAAGTTTTTCAGGTATCTACGCCGGGGCACTCGCCGGGTCAGGCAGTTCGCGCCGGTAAGCCGAAAGGTAATCCACTGCTCATCATAATTCGACGACTCAACTACGAAAGAAAGCTCAAGCTCTGGTGTCGTGGCGGTTGCATTCGTGCTGATGACTCGCAGAATGACCGGCACGCCGTTAGCGCCATCGTTGGCCTCAAGAATGCTCTGAACTTCGCCGGTGACGTTGGAAACCTTAACGCCGATAGCCGGAATCTCACCTTTACCGGCTTCGCCGATGGTGTCGACCTCAAACGGGAAAGCCTGCCATGTGTCGCCGTTCCAGAGAATGTCTTCGTTATTGGCGACCAGCTTCAGCGTTGTTGCGCCGATGGTGATTTCGAGCAGAAATAACCAGGCTCCGTCTGTGGCAAGTTTGTTTTTTTCGATCAAAGCGGCGGTTGATAGGGTTTTCATGCTTCCTCCAGCTTCAACGAAACCTGCGAGTGTGTCGCGCTGACGCTTTCGTGATCAATGTCACCGGAAAAGCGCACGGTGTAACTGTTGCCGAACTCGTCTAACCATGAAAAAGAAGCAGCTCCGCCGGCACAGGTGGCATACCATGAAAGCAGTTGCACTAGATCTGTGTCAGGCATGGCGTTCCATTTCAACGACCATTCGCGCAGTTGGCGGGTGTGTTTGGCGCGGGTGATCTTCATGCCGTTGGTGAGCGGTGAAGAAAGCGAATTGTCTTTGACTTTCGTCGGCATCGAGATAGAGGGTTTTTGAATCGTGGGCCAGCCTGACATTGACATTATGAACGCCTCCCGATGATGTCCTGAATACCGCTGACGTTGCGGCTGTAGCCGTCAAGGAAAAGATCAACGACGACCTTGCCGCCGTCTGTTCTCTGGCTGGTTCTGGCATTAACAGGCACGCCGGTCTGATTGATTACGTTGACCTGCACGTTCGCGCCGCCGCCCATTTCGCCGAGCTTGGAAAGCGGAATAACCGCTTCTGACTCGTTGCCCTCGCCGATCATGGCAAGGGTGGGTTTGGTGACGATGCCGCCGGAGGCAAGGCCCGGAATTGCAAGTGCCCTTGAAAGCGCGTTGAGTGAAGTCAGGCCGGCAGCACCGGCAGCGGTCGAAGCACCAAAAGTTGCAGCGGCAACCATGGCGGCAGCGGGTGCCCATGCGGCGGCAGTTGCGGCAGCCATGGCGACGGAAGCAGCGGTTGATGATGCCTCAAGAGATTTCGACATGACGGCGGCCAAGCGCTTCTGAATCTGCCACTTGACGACCATTTGAATAATCTGCATGCCAAGCTCTTTAAAAGCCTCGCCCGCGTTCTTCGCGCCGGTGACAATTCCGGTCAAGGCATCAGTCAGGCCGTAATAAACCGTTCTGTAACTTTCAGCCATAAAATCGGCGTTGGTTCTGTTGGCATCGCGCTGCAGCTGGTCGTAAACTTCGATCAGGTTGCGGCGGCCTTCGAGGTATGCGCGGTCAGCGGCTGATTTTGCGTTGAGGTGCTGAATGTAGGCTTCGAGGTCGGCGGCCTGACGATCTGCGCTGAGTTGCGCTTCAAGCGCGCTGCCGTCGATTTCTGCAAGGTGTCTTTCGAGTTTAGCTTCTTCAAGCTGCGCTTCGGCTTCCATCTGTTCACGCACATAATCGGCACGGGAAACGCCCAGCTCTGCCTGCAGTTTCGCTTCGGCTTCCTGCGCTTCCCTGGCAAGCTCAATGCGACGCTGATAAAAGATTTCGTCGAGCATGAACAGGTCGCGGCGGTAGTTTTTGTTATAGGCTTTCGAACGGTCAAGGTTTTCGCGCTCTTTCTGGTATTCGAGGTCGAGCATTGCCGATTTGCCCAGCGCCTGCTGAGTGTATGACTGCAGAATTGATTCGCTGGTGCGCTTGGCCTCTTCGGCGAGTTTTTCGGCTTCGCTCTGGCCTGATGATTTGCCCGATGTTGGTGCGCCTGTTTTGGTGGTCGCGTTTTTGCCTTGGCCGGTGATGTTTTTCAGAAAGCCGGAAAGGGGTATGATTTTCGCCATGGTTCCGGCTAACCGGGAAAGCGAAGAATTGAGCCGGTCGTAAATGGTGACGATGTTGTTCATGCCCTGACCGTTCATCAGGTCAATCCATGAAGTTGAAAGGTTATAGGCATCCCACAACAGGCCCAGGCGCTCGACGAGCTTTTCGTTTTGAGCGCCGAGCAAAGTAGCCTGTCCGGCATCATCAACAGCTGCGGCTTTCCAATCGTCGGCGAGTTTTTGTAAATCTATGCCAAGTGCTCGACTGGCTATTGAGGATTGCGCGAAAAGCTGTATGGTTCTGGCTATCGCGTTTTTAATGGTGTATTCAATTTCGTTGATGACTTTGAATACGGCGTTTTTGACTATCGTGGCAGCGGTGACAGCGGCGTCTTTGATTATGCCGATAGACGCTTTGAACTTCAGGGAAACCGACGAAATAACTCCGGCAAGGGTGCCGGCCAAAGCTCCGAGAGCCGTTAAGGCAAGCAGCGGGACTGAAACACTTTTAAAGGCAATTCCAAGGCTGATAACCGCAGGAACAAGAGCGCCGGCGATTGCACCGGCAACAGCATAAATGGCAACGCGGGCCTTGTCGCCGATCATATTGCTGAAAGCGTCGGCAATGCCCATATTTTCAACGTCAACGCGGAAGGTTTGAAGCTGGTCTTTTGCCTTGCGCAAAACGGCTTTAAGGTCGAAGGTCGCGGCGATTTGATTGCCGAGCGTGCGCATGATGTTTTCGGTTTCGTCAACTATGGTCGACCACATGCCGAGCATGGTTCGGCTCTGTATTTCCATCATACCGCCGAAGCGCTCGTTAATGCCGGTCATAAAAGCATTGACAGCGGTTTGAGAATCCACGGCCCTATCTTCAACCAGCTTCATCGCCTCTGGAATAGTTACGCCCAGATTTTGTGCCAGAATCTCAAAAGCCGGTATGCCGTTTTCAGCAAGCTGCTTGATTTCTTGGGTTGCAAGAACGCCTTTTGAGCGAATATCGCCGAAGGCTTTGATGATTCTATCCATCCCGCCAGAATCAAGACCGAGGCCAGAGGCGGCATCACCGATAGAGGTTAAAACTGGAACTACTTCATCAGCGGCAAAGCCCAGGGCAAGCAGGCGCTTTGTTGCAGCGGTAACTTCCGTAAAAGTAAATGGCGTTTCTGCGGCGAACGTCTGCAGCTCTTCTAGTTTGTCTTTTGCCGCAGCAGAGCTACCTAAAAGCCTTTCAAAAGCTTTCGTCTGCACCTCAAGATCAGCGGCAAGTTTTACCGATTTCGCGCCAAGGTAGCCGACTGCAGCGGTTACGCCGGCAATCGACGCCGCAAGCATCTGCGAGGTGCGAATGGCGGCAGAGCCGAAAGCGCTTTGCAGGTCGCGTTCTGCAAGTCTGATTTTGCGCTGGAATTCTCTGGTGTCGAGCCCCAGCCCTATATAAAAACTACCTATCGGCCTGCCTGCCATTTATTTGCCTCCGAAGCGTCTTTGAATTGCTTCTTGTTCTTCTGCTGTCAGCTTTTTGCCCGGCTTTTTCTGCGTTTCTGGTTCTTTGAGCAGCGATTCAACAGTGATCGCTTTTTTAAAGTTCCCGGTTGCGTTCATCAGGTTCGCGACCGCCCAAGCGATTTGCTGTTGCTCTGCTTTTTTTCGTTCCGCATAACCTTTCAGCAGGTTTCTCCACTGGCCCGGCGTGTATGCGTAGAACTCCCAGGGATGAAGGCCGAGGCTGCCAAACGCGAAAGGCTCTTGTGCCTCGACCCATTCCCGGAAGGTCTTTAACTGTTCGCCGGGCTGGCCTGAGGGTCGGCGGCTTCAGCGTCTTCCTGTTTCGGAAAAATGCCGCTGGATTCGATTGCTTTGCAGATTTCATTCACGATGTCGCCGAGTTGTTCGCCACCTTCGAGCCGTTTCTGCATTTCTTCGCCGGCTTCGGAAAGCTTCAGTTTTGGGCTTTCGTGCAGGTTGCCGGCCCAATAAAGACCGCGAATGGTTGAAAGTTTCGGCGATACCGCCAGACTTGCGGCAATCTGTGTCACAGACTGGCCGAGCACGTCTTCGGCGATTACGAAAGCGTTAATATCGTATTTGAGCATCTCTATCTCTCCGATGGTGGTGTTAAGCGCCGGCGCATTGATTTACACGCCGGCGCGAAAAATTACACTGCGCTGATTGCGCCGGTAGTCTGCTCAACGGTCTGTATAGCGCCGTTGGTGGTCTTGAGGGTTCTGGCGGCAACTTTGATTTTGTTGGTTTCGGTTGTCAGGGCGGCGTTGAAGGTGACGACCAGCTTGCCATCAGTGACGGCAACGGTGTCTGACGCGCCGAGGGCCGCGTAAGTGGCGCCGTCGGTTGCAACTGTTACGGCTGCTTTGAGTGCTGCAGAATCTGCGGCATTGCTGAGAACGGTAGCGTCAAAAGTCAGCGTGACAACTTTTTTTGCTACGTCGATTGCTGCAGAAACGTATTCCGGTGCAAATTCGCAAGAAAGTGCCGAAGCGCCTTCGAGCGAAAAGCTTGACATGGAAACGTCTGACATTGGGCCGCTGATGTCGAGGCCGCTGATTGAAGCCTTACCGGCGTAGACTTCTTCCTCGCCGACAGCAACAACGACGTCAATGTTTTTGCCTTCAACGGCCGCCTGCCTGATCGCTCTCTGACCTGCTGCCTGATCGCCGAAATAGGTAACGCAATCAAGACTGACAGACCATTCCTTCAGCCCGGCCAGTGACGTTTTCCAGCCCGCGTTTGTTTTGACCGAAGTGTCAATTTTATCGGCCTTGATACTCAGCGTGAGTTCACGCTGACCGGCAATGATGGTGCCGTCTTTCTTGAGAAGAACATCTACCCCTCTGACTTCGTTTGCCATGGTCGTTACTCCTGAATAACTTTAAATCGTGCCCTGACCACGCCGTGCCTGGTTAAGCCGTCGGGGTCGCGTAAAAAAACAGTGTTATCTATGTCCAAAAACCGGACTTTGTAGCCGGTGACTGCCGAATAGTTGCGGCCTGATATGGCCTGAATCGCTGAGGCTGCGAGATCTTTGCATTGCTTGAAACCTTTATAGCGGCTCCAGATATTGATTGTTTCAAAGTGCTCGTCAGCGTTTTCGGTTTTGGTGGCCGCTTCGAGTGTGCTTGATTCGCCGATGGTGAGATATGGAAATGCCTGGTTCTCGCCCGGCTCGTCGAAAACTGTCAGACCGGCAGCAGTCAGGGCGGCGTAGATCGCGCCCTGTAATTCTGAATAACCGGGTTTTTTTGCTGGTCTGGTCATACTTTGCCGCCTTTAACCGCTGCGATTACAGCCTTCAAACCGGGTTCAAATTCCGTTTTGGCTTTGTCGAGAGCCGGCAGAAAGTGAGGAATTGCCGCCATTTTTACGGTGCCGAATTCGAGCAGGTGGCCCAGATACCCGCGCTTGCTTTCGCCCTTTTTGCCGGCATAGGCCCAGCCGTAAAGACCGTTTTTTGCCATAGTCCACTTGATAGACTTGCGATACTCGCCAGAATCGACCGGGGCGGCAGCTTTGGCGTTATCAGAAACCTGTTTCACGACTCTGCGCATGAATTTCTTGCAGCCGCCGTCGACTTCTTTGACAACGCGGTTGAATTGGCGGGAAAGCTCTTGAAGACCTTTAACAACGACCGTGTTCGCCATGGTTAAACCCCCGGATTCTGCAGCTCAGTGCAGACAAGTTCGAGGCGTTCGCGTTTCTGCGATGGGTCATAAACCGCATTGATTTCCATGACTCTTGAGCCGACTACCAGGCGCATTTTTGGGGTTACTCCGGCGATAAACCGAATATCCCAGCGTGAATACTGTGCGCTTTCGATCTGGTCGGCGATGGTATTGGCGTCGGCGCGTCTGATGATCTGGCGGGCGTAGACTTTTGCAAAATCAGACCAGGCAGAAGTTGTGCCGCCCATGCCGTCACTGGTGGCGGTTTCCTGCTGTATGCTGATTAAAGTTCTACGCTGTCCGACTCTGGTCATGTGTATGGGTGCCTTTCCTGTCCGAGAAGGGCTTCAGCGCCGAAAGGAATAGAAAAAGATTCCTGGCCGGTGACGACTTCGGCGCGGTTATCGAACCAGTGAGCTATCATCAGAAGCATCGCGGCTTTGATGTTGCCGCCGGGCGTTTCCCCGGCTACATATGCAATGGAAATCGGGTTTACTTCGTAAAGGGTTTCCGTGGGCCAGCTCTGCGAAGACTTGAGAACCAGCCTTGACGGAAAGGAATAGTCATCGACTGCAACCCTGTCGGTAATGTCTGCGCTGACACCATCAGCGTTTTTGTATGACAGAGAAGTCAGGGTTTTAATCGGACTTACCGGCAGCTCGATCACGTTGCCGGCGGGGAAAGAATCACACACAGCGGTCACGGTTTTTTCAGCCAGGCTTTTACCGACAACGCCTTCAGCGTATTTTCTGGCAGCGACAATCAAGCGCTGCAGCTCTGCCGTCAGGTTGGTATCGGCGGCAAGGTCGGAAGCGGTCAGCCTGCACTGCTGCGCGGCTTCGGCAACAGTTACGGGTTCGGTGGTCGGCTGTGTTGTGATCTTGTAATTAAGCATGGTTACGCCTTGGTTTTTGCGGGCTTCTTTTCGGGCTTTTCGGTGGCTTCTTCAGCGTCCGGGTCAATCGCGGCTTTGTCGGCTATGGCGACTTCGTAAAGTCTTGCCGACGGGTTTTCTACGATCTGGCCGGGCTGGAAACATTCAATCTGAGTGCCGCCGTGAGCGAATTTGAAAGGCTTGGTGAATTTAAGTTTCATAAGATCACCTGCTGATGATCTTGCGGCCCTTGACGTCGATAATGGCAACGGTCGGGGTTGCGCTGGAATGGTCGCCGATCATGTCCATAGTCAGTTTCAGGTAAGGCATGCGACCGACGTAAAGAAATTCCTGATAAGCGGCGGTGGTGATGGCTTCATCGACGGTGTAAATAGTGCCTGATGCGCTGGGCGTTACGCCGATCATGTCGCTTGATACAACCGGGGTAAAAGTTCCGTTGCTGGTGGCACAATGCTTCAGGTTGAATTCCATGCCGAGTGAAGTAGTGTAAGAACCGGCAGAAACGTAAATGCCAAAAAGATTGGCCCGGTAATTGGCGGCATCGATGGCCGCCGAGGTCTGATCGGTGGTGTAAAGGCCAGGGCCGATAACCTTTTCGATGTCAAGCTGAGAAGCAAGATCGTTGCTCTGACTGTGAGCGGGGATTACAGCAAAAAGAACAAGAGCCAGAACGAGCAGAAGTGATTTGAATTTCATTTTATTGCCTCCAGGCGGGTGATAAGCCCCGGCCTAAGCCGGGGCGAGAGTCGGTTAGCTGGCTGCGAACTTCATAACCTTGATGGCGCGAGAGTCGCGCAGCATCAGGCCGTAGCGCTTGCTGAAGTTCAGGTAAATGTTCGGGTAGGCGGTGATGTTGTCGCGAACGACATACAGGCCCGGTCTTACCTGAATGGTGATGGCGCGTTTGAAGTCGCCAAAAGCGAGAGAAAGACTGTCGGCGGCGATGTCCGGCATTGCATCGGAAATGGTCATCGGATAGCCGAGCAGGGTCGGTTCTTCGCCAAGAGCAGATTTCGGCTGCAGAATGTAGTTTTCGTAGGCGTCTTTGAGCTTCATCAGTTCACCTTCGGTGAAACGGTTGAACAACCAGCGGGCGTTTCTGCGATACATGCCCTTGAGAGCGGTGCGCATGTCTTTGAGCTTGTCTACCGGATTGACGTGATTGGTGGTGTTGAGGTCGAGGAACGCGCCAGATTTACCGGAAAGAATCTGCTGAATTTTGCCGAAGTCGCGGGCCGAGTCCTGTTCGGTGCTCATTGTGTATTTAAGGAAACCCTTGGTCGCGCCGTTTTCACCGAGACCGGTGATAAGTTCGGTTTCGAGGTCTTCGGCCATAACCATAGCGATGTTTTCTCTGACCCAGCCTTCCGGGTCGAAAATCAGGTCGTCTTTGGCTTCTTCAGAGATAAGCTGCTTAGCAACCTTTTTGCCGTTGACCGGAGAGACTTTGACGATGGTGCCGGTGTTGGTTTTGGTTACGGTTGCAAGCTCGGTGCTGTTAGCAACTGCGCCGCCGGTGATGGTTACAAGCTTGCTGTAATCGGCGTCGAAGTTCTTCACGGTGCAGATGTTCATCAGGGCAACGTCTGCCATCAGATAAGCGTCAACGATGCTGTCAAGCACAGAGGGAACGGCATAGCCGCCAGAACCGTCGGAGCTGGTCGATACGTCGTTGCGGAACTGGGCGAGTTTGGCTTCATCCCACTTGGCAAGAGCGGCGGCAAAGTCTTTGATTTTGGCCTTCGGGTCTTCGTTGGCGCCGAAGCCGGGGCACTTGCCCGATGCAATTTCTTTTTCGAGATTGGCGATGTTTTCAGATGCGGCCTGATAGGCGTTCTGAAGGTTGGCGAGCTTGCCTTCCAGTTCGGCGGTTGCTTTGCCGCTTTCAATGGCTTTGATGCGCTCGTCGTTGGTCTTTTTGTATTCGTGGAATACAGTGTTCAGTTCGTTGATAGCGTTGAGAATCTGTTCAGCACTCATGGTCATTACTCCTGTTTAAAAGTTTTTTTCGCGGTTTCCAGAGCGGCCAACAGCTTCGCGCTGTCGATCTCTTCGTCAGCTTCCCGCTGGTTCAGAGCGCCAAAACCGTTAGAGGCAACCGCACGCGCCTCTGACCGGCTAAAGCCTGCGTTGCGCAGGATTTTTTCAAAATCTCTGATGGTGGTTGGTTTGGTGCCTTTGGCTGCAATGCGCAGGGTTTCGGGCACGTTGTCGAACATGGAAAGGTCGAAGTTTTCGACACTGGCGGCTTCTTCGCCTTCGGCTTTGTCGGCAAAACCAAGCTCAAGAGCTTTTGCTGAATCAATCCACGTTTCAGCGTCCATCAGCACCTGCATTTCTTCTTTGGTCTTGCCAGACTTGCGGGCATAAATACCGGCGAGGGTTCCGGCCAGCTGGCGAAGAACACCGGCGACCTGTTCAAATTCAGCAGCGTTGCCGATGGCAATAGTCCAGGGGTTATGAATCATCAGGTAAGAGCCTTCTGACATGACCAGTTCGTCAGCGGCACCGATAGCAATAACCGAGGCTATTGAAGCGGCCAGAGCTTCAACGACAACAGTGACTTTGCCTTTTTCCTCGCCGTGTTTTTTGAGAGCGTTCATAATGGCGATGCCGTCGAAAACGTCGCCGCCGGGGCTGTTTACCCTGACAGTGATGTCGCCGGTCATCGCGCCGATCTGCTCAACGATCCTTTTGCCGTCAAGTTCGTCGTAGTAGCTGCCGATTGCGCCGTAAAGCATCAGCTCGTTGCCCTGCGCTTTGATCTCGCTTTTCTGGCGAGCCAGAGTTTTAAGCCTCAATTTGTTGTTCATTTTCGCTCACCTTCCCGTCTGACTTGGGTCTATAAAGCTCGTCGCCACCGGGTAAAGGCGGCAGGTTTTCAAGTTTTCGGATTTCGTTTACGGCCATGTAGCCGGGGTGTTGAGTTCCACCAAGGGCGGCTTTATATGCTTCGTTGCGGCTCTTTGTGTCGCCCTTCAAGAATTGCTCTGTTAAAAATTCTGCGTAGTAGCGCTTTCTCTCGACCGGGTTGAGCAGGTCTTTATCAATGCGCTGCTGGATGCGCACAAGGTCGGGGTTGATGGTAAATTTCACAAAACCCCTGACCTGTTCTTCAAGGCCAGTGCCCCAGCTCGATGTTTTTTCGATTGCGCCGACCAACCAGGGCGGCACGCCGAAAATTCCACAGACTTCGGTGCGGTTAAAACCCATCAGCTCAAGCAGCTGACTATCTTCCGGGCTCATGGTGATAGGCTGATAATCCATGCCGCCGATTAAAACTGCGAGCTTGCCGGAGTTTGAACCTCCGTGCGCCTCCTGCCAGTTCTTTTTGAGCTGTTCTACCGCTTCTTGCGTAAGACTGCCCGGCGCTTTCAGAACGCCTGCCGGTCTTGCGCCGTTTTTGAAAAACTTGGCGGTGTGATCTTGAGCGGCGACGCTGAGGCCAATCATGTTAGCCATGTATCTAATCGGACTGATGGCGGTTCTGCCGTCCAGTGTCATGCCTTTAATGCAGAAAATGTATTTCGGGTCGACTTTTTCGGCGCGACCGTCGGCAAAAATCACATCGAAGTCATGCGAGCCGTCAGAATTCCAGTTTTCAGCGATGGAGTCCGGGGCAATCGGTATCAGCTCAATTACTTTTGAGCCGACCATGTTTTTGTATGCGCAGCCCATGCCGCGAAGGGCTTTTGCTGCTGCCATGAACTGCCAGAACTCAAAAGCCGTCTGGAAATCGTTCGGGGCATTGCGCAAAAGGCTGTATAAACTGTGGTTTTTCGCGCGAGTTCTCACATTGTCATCGCCGGCTTCGCGTTCATAAAGAACGCATGGCAGTTGAGCGACGGTTTCGGAAATGATTTTGACGCACGAATAAACCGTTGAGTGTCTAATGGCGGTTTCAGGGGTGACAGATACGCCTGCCGAGCTTTCTGACATGCCGCCCAAAAGCTCAAGCATCTCGTCAAGCGTTTTCGGTGACGAAATCGGCGTTGAGTTATTGAAGAATCGGCCAATCCAGCTGAATATTCCCATTATTAACCGCCTAAAAGTGAAAAAGCTGTGCGAAGGGTGACGGCTCCGCACAGCCTTTATCGTTGGCGGGGTAATTACTCCCGCCCATCTATTTTTATTAAATCACTTTTTCAGGAAATTTAAAGGCCTTGAGGCTTGTTGATAGTGATTTCTCTACGGGGTTCACTTGGGAATTTATGCCCGCAGTTGATGCAGGTGTGATACCGACGCTGAACGCCATTTTTAAGCACGTTGACACCGCATTCTGCCCGGTTCCATTCGCCGCAAAGGGTGCATCTTGCTCCAGAGCCCGGCACGAATTCGGCAACAATGCGCAATCGGCGCACGATCAGAACGGCGGTTTCTATTTTTAAGTAATCCATTTACCACCTCAAATAACGATTATTCCGGGCTCTGGTTCTTTCGGGGTTGACTTCAGGCGCGTTGCTGCGTTCATGCCCATAATCAGGGCAACAACGCCGTCAATCTTGTTTTCGTTGCGGGTTTTGTTTGGGTAAATGTTCTCTTTTTTGTCGTAGTGTGCGACTACGTTTGAGAACATCCAAGTTAAAAGCGGGCAGCCGTCATAGTGAAATTCGCCGGAGTAGATCGCGGCTTCAAGCAACTTCATCGGCTCAGAGAAGTTTTGAACAGTGGCGCGGGTTTCGATCATCAGCAAGCCTTCGGCGGTTAAGTTTGCCGCCAGCTGAACGGCCTGCCAAGGGTCGTATGCGATGCCGTCGACCTGGAATTGTTTGCAAAAGTCTTTGACATCTTCCTCGATCGCGCCAAAGTCGATGCGCTCGCCGGGGTGGACGGTCAGGCGTTCTTCGAGTTCCCAGGTCTGGTAATGCTGATTTTCTGGTTTATCAACGGTTGCGCGGCAGCTGTAATATTTGCCGAAGGCCCAGTATTCCTTGTCGTCGAAAAACAGAATATTCAGGGCCGCGATGTCGATTTTACTGGCAAGGTCGAGAGCCAAGACGCAGCGCTTGTCGGTCATGCTTTCGGGAATCAGCGACAGGTCTTTGCATTTTGCCAGCTTCAGCATGTCCATCCATGCGGTGTCTACTGAAAGCCACTGGTTAAGGTGCTTGCAGCGGATTATGTTTTGCTTTGACGGGTTCTGCTTGGCGGTTTCCAGTTGGTGAATCAGATATTCATCGTTGACGCTGACGCCGTAGTTCGGGTTTGCTTTTTTCCAGTTCTTCAGGTCTGTCCAGTCGTCGCCGTCGTCGATGCCGTAGATGATGCCGAAAAGCCGGTCATTATGAATCACGCCGCCGAGAACCTTAACGACCTGATCGTAATAAACGCCGCAAGGCCCGGCTTTATTCGTGCCCGCCGTCGAGATTGTGAACATCATCGGCTGAGTTCTTGCGCCCATGCCTGTCTGCATAGCGTCGAAAAGTTCGCTGGTGTCGTGTTGATGATATTCGTCGATAATAGTGAAAGAGCTTGACGCGCCGTCTTTTGCCAGGCCGATCAGCGGCTCAAACCTGCCGGCGCGGTCGCCGTGATACATTGATTTTGCGAAAATCTCGACGCCGTAATAATCTTTCAGCCCAGGCGTTTTTTCGATCATCAATTTAGCCGGCCTGAATACTTCCCACGCCTGTTTCTCCGTGGTTGCGCCACTATAGATTTCCGCGCCGGCTTCTTTGTCGGCTAAAAACATAAAGTTCGCTAGTCCGGCAGCGATTACTGATTTGCCGTTCTTGCGCGGTACCAAAATAAAAGCCTCTCTGAATCGGCGCAGGCTGTCTTTTTTGCCCGTCCAGCCCATAATACAGGCCACGATAAAGCATTGCCATGCTTCAAGCCTAATTGTTTCACCGGCCCATTTGCCTTTGACGTGGACAAGGTGCTGAATGAAACTGCAAGCCTTATTGGCTTTTTCTCTGTCGAACTTCCAAGGAAATGACTTGTCTTTCGATCTTTCCAAATCGTCAAGGTGTCGCCGGCATGCCTGTCTCACGTAAAGACACGCATCAATTTTGCCGCTGACTATATCGCGGCAGTATTGATTCGCTTTGTTGACGTTCTGGTATGTCATTTTTCGAATTTGGCAAATGGGTTTTCAGTTTGCTTTTTTTCGATATTTATTCTTGATCTGCACGACGGGCCTAAGCCGAATTCGCACGCGAATTTATAGGCAAGCTCCATGGCTTTATTGCGAATACCGAGCAGCGGATGCTGCTGTGTGTTGCCCGACTTGAAGGTTATAAGCAAGCCCTCTTTGTCCAGTTGCTCTTGTGCCAGCTTCCACGTTTTAACGGCCTCGCAATAAAGGGCGAAGGTCGTGGCGTCGTTTTTGGTGATTAGCCCCTGAGCAAAAAGAGTTGGCACGAATTCATTCCATTCGTCGAGCGCATAGCCGTTTAATGTGCGCGGCGGCGTCGGAGGGCCAGCCGGCGGCTGTGGTTCGTTCTTATTTATTTTCCGTTTTCCAGGATTACCCTGTAATACTCGTAAATGCGTGGGTTTTTTCTTAGTCATCGTTTATTCTCCGTTCTGTAAAAGTTTTTAACCCCCGGGCTTTGAACTGCGGCGCTGTTTTTTTAGT